GCCCGCCGTTGGTCTACAAACCGCCGCACCACGGAAACCCGGCTGGCCACGATGGTCACGAGTGCAAAGGATGCCAAGAAGGCTCAACTGCGCAACGACGCCGCATTCTTGCAAGCCCTGCGCGACCTGTGACTGTTGCATAAATACAACACCCCACCCATGAGGCCCCCTGCGGGCCTCTTTTTATTGGCCAACGTACTCGGCAAGAGTCGGCAAAATCCGGGCATGGCGACCCGTTTGTTGGCTGGGGGAGGCTACCCCCTCGGCAAATGCCAAAAAGCGCCCGCCTGACCCAGCTTTTGGCCAAGTCAGACGGGCCAAGACGGGAGCCACCCCGCCGAGGAGACACTCATGGCAACTGGGAAGCACGGGCTGCGTCGTAGAGCGCCGTGCATTGGTTCAGGGCTGTTTGAAGCTGGGCTGCGTCGGCAGCGTACCGGACAAGAAATTCTGCATCTGGTTGAGCCAGTCCCGCTCCGGTGCAGCCAACGGGGGCATCGGTGGGAGTTGCGGGGCAGGCGGGCACGCTGGCACGGGCTGCGGGGCGGTTGCGCAGGCTTGCAAGAAGAGCGTCACGCTCAGTACGATGGCGAGTTTCTTCATGGTGTGCTTTCCGTAGTTGCGCGTCATACTGCAGACGCAAAGATTGTTCCACTGCGCGGGCCAGTGCAACCGCGTCGGCGTGGGCTTCGGCAGTCTGGGCACGATCAATCGCCCATGCGTGCTCTACCGTTGCTTTGCCCGTGTGATACGCCTTCCAGTGCGTGGCCGCAAGCAACACCGCAACACAAACGGCAAGGGCTACACGGAAGGAGGTGATCATTGGTGCGTCTCCATGCACTGTTTGAACTCGGCTTCGCGCCGTAGGGTCAAACCCCGCACGGGCTGGCCCTGGAACTTGTCCCACCGCAAGATTTCGCGGCAGGCTCCGGGATAGTCACCGGAGTTCAGTTTGCGCACCAGTGTAGATCCGCAGAACGCCCGTGAGCCGATGTTGTAAGCGAGGCTCATGAAGGCGTCATACTCGTTCTGTAGAAGTGGCACCTGCACGCACTGGCGCAGGGCACCTTCAAACCGTTGGATGTCCACCAGTGCCCGCGCAAGTGCTTTCACTGGGGTGGTGGTGTCTTGCGGGCCGAGCGGGGTGCCATCGGGGCGCGTAGTGGTGCCGAAGCCGTTGGTCCACTTGTCGCCGGGCAGGGGTTGCACGGCTCGGTCGGTGTAGCCCTCATGTGTCAGTAGACCCACGAACGCCGCAGCGCTCAGGGTCAACACGGCTACCGCTGACCGGGTTTTATTCATCTTCGTTGGCCTCGGCCTTCTGGCGTGCGAGCTTCAAGTGCTGCGCCTTGAACCAGATGTTGACAACAAGGCCCGCCAAGGCAATCACCACGCCGGAAAGCGCCGCGAACTCGTTTGCCGATAACCCAAAGATCACCGCACTGGCCGACCCGGTGTAGGTGGCTGTCGTTGCGGCTTTGGAGATCAGGGCGCTTGCCGTTTCCGTGGTGGTGTGCGCAGTGGTGCTCATGGCGGGGGTACTTCCTTGTCAGCGTAGATGCGGGGTCAGCCTGCGGTGGCAGTGGGCTCAGGTTTTGGCTTTGCCGCCGCTTCAGCCTGTTGCGCTTGCTTTTGGGCTTGCATCTTGTTCAGCAAAATCCACGCGCCGGACTTGGTCGGCAGATCACCCAGAATAGTTTCCAGGAACTGCTCGTCTTGTTCGTTGAGCGTGTAGGTGCGTTGATTGGGGGTCATAGTGGTTTCCTCGCGGGGTAGTTGGTTGAGCGGGGCATGGACTACACCCCGCCTGCCAATTATGCCGCTCCGGGATGCACCGGGTATGTCATAACCGTTGCTTCTTGTTGCAGCGCAGCGAGGCGGGCCTGCTCCAGTGCAGCGGCTTCCGCAGCCGCCTGACGTGCCGCCATTTCGTCGGCGATGCGTTGCTGCTCCGCTGCGTATGTGGCCAACACCTCGGGCGTCCAGGCTGCGTTGCAAATCGCGACCACGTTTGCGGGCACACCCGCAAGGTCTTGCCCCGGTGTCAGCCGTGATCGGTAGAAAGTCTGGGCCAGTTGTTCAGCGCCGCGCATTAAACGGGTCGCCTCGCGGTATAGGACATGACCGTGCTCTGTGACGGTGATTTGATCGATACTTTTGGTTTCAGTGATTTGTGTCATGGTGTGACTCCATTGGTTATGCTGCTGCGATGTACGTCATTCCGAGTTGAAAAGGTTTGCTCGCCCCAGACTCAGTGTTATTCACGCCCTGAACCCAGAAGCCGTATTGGTAGTCAGTGGATGAACTGTTGTCGATAATCAAGCCATGGTTGTTCGTGCTGGCTCCGTAAGACCCTTGACCGATACACCCACCGGCTGAAAGCTGAGCTGAGAAAGGTAGGTTGATGGTGAAATATGTGTTGGTTCCAGACGCTGAGACATTGAATGTCCCCGTGATTTCGCAAGTAACCTCTCGACCGACTTTCACATAGATGGCAGAAACGATAGAAATGTTTGAGCAATTTATGATCGGGTTGGCTGCTGGGTTAAACCCACCCTCCTCATAATCATCCAGCGTGTTGGCGTTGGAGGATGGGTTCTGAGTGGCGGGGAACTCCAAACGGCCCGCCTGGAGCTTCATGTATCCGCTGTCACCGCCTCGGCCCCAAAGTGCCGGGTATCCATCACCGTCACTCAAGACGACATATTTGTCTAGCGTACGAAGGTCAATACCCGCGCCAACACCAGAGAAATTTCCAACAAATGTGTTCTTAGACCCCGTGGTCATAAGTTGGCCGCTGGAATATGTGTCTGAGTTTGAACCTACGAAGGTGTTCAAACTGCCCGTCGTAAGGAGGTATCCCGCACCAGAACCGAGGAGAGTGTTGCTATACCCGGACGTCAAGTTAATGCCGGTGACTTCGCCCACGCCGACGTTGAAATTTCCGGTGAGCGCTCCACTCGAACCATACCCGGATTGACGACCGATAAAAGTGTTTCGAATACCCGTCGTCACGCCGAATGCCGCTTGATACCCGACTGCAGTGTTGTTCGCGCCCGTGGTGTTTGCCCGAAGAGCGCTTACCCCGAGTGCCGTGTTGTTCTCACCCGTCGTATTGAGTAAGAGCGCACCGTACCCCGCCGCAGTGTTGCCGCTGGCGGTAGTGTTGGAATAGAGCGCTGCGTCACCAAGAGCCGTGTTCGTGGTGCCCGTAGTGTTCGAGTAAAGCGCCGCCCACCCCGCAGCGGTGTTTCGGCCCGTGGTGTTTGATCGCAGCGCCTGTGAACCCACGGCTGTCACGCGAGTTGCGGTAGTGGTAGAAAGTGCGGCTTCATACCCAACGGCTGTCGTATAGTCCGCAGAAGTGCCCGCAGCCAAAGCGCCCGCACCGACAACGGTGTTGGAAGAAACTGCTCCGCCACCACGACCCACGCGAACCCCGTAGTGGTACGAGTCATTGTTGACAGTCAGGTTCGCCACCGTGCCGCCCACCACTGCGGCCGACTGCCACGCTGACCCGTTGTAGATGCGCAGTTCGTTGTTGACGGTGTTGAAGTATTGGTCACCCACGGTCAGCGGGTTGCCATCGTTGTCCACCGTGGGGTCACTAGACTTCGCGCCGAGGTACGTGTCGGTGAACTCATCAAGCGCCGCAGCCGCCGCAGCCGCAGACACCGCCGCAGACGTTGCCGAACCCGATGCCGCCGTTGCACTTGTTGCCGCTGCGCTGGCCGAGTTGCCTGCGTTGGTGGCGCTGGTGCTGGCATTGGACGCGCTGGACGCCGCATTGGTCGCACTGGTGGACGCCTCGCTGGCCTTGATGGTTGCCGTGCTGGCGCTGGTGCTGGCCGAACTGGCCGAGCTTGCTGCGTTGGTGGCGCTGGTGCTGGCCGAACTGGCCGACGTAGCCGCCGACGTTGCCGAGTTGGCTGCGTTGGTGGCTGAGGTAGCCGCCTCGCTTGCTTTGGTGGTCGCAGTGGACGCGCTGGAGGCCGCGCTGGACGCCGAGCTTGCCGCATTGGTTGCGCTGGTGCTGGCCGAACTGGCCGACCCGGCTGCACTGGTTGCGCTTCCGGCCGCAGCCGTTGCACTCGTGGCCGCTGCGCTGGCGCTGGTTGCGGCTGCGGTGGCGTTGGTGCCGACATCCGTTTGGAGCTCGTTCAGCTCTTCTTGGAACTGCGGTAACGCGCCCAGGAAGGCGTCGCCCCGGGCTGCGAAGTTTGCGGGATCCTGCCGACTGGGCGGGGTTGGTAGTGGGGTCAACGGCATGGGGTCTGCTCCAGTTAAGTGAGGCCTTCAATTTCCAGACTGCAATAGCTGAAATTTGAGTAGGCGATGTCTATTGTAAAGTCCCGATAGAAACCGAACACAATCAAGGGCTCGTAGTCGCTATCTTCATCCGCGCCAAGCCACACGGAAGGCGTCGCACGCAACCCGGCCAAAATTTTGAACACAGAGTTGATTTGCCCGTTCGGTAAGAACGTGCGAGCCGCGATACGCTTGCTGAAGGCGTGGACTTCAAATGTGGTGATGCCCGTTTTCACGTTGGTGTCTTTGCGCGAGTAGTCAACGATCCCCGCACTGGTGCCGCCCACCTCGCTAGAACCCAGCGAATAGGCGGTGCCGATAGCGAACTGACCGACCGTGATTGTGCCTGCGCTGAAGAGCGTAACCGACACACGCCCGCCCACGTAAGGCGGGATATCTGTCAGTGCCAGTTCTGTCTTCGGTATGAAGGGCTCAAAGAAGTACTCGTACCAGTCCGCAACGATAGACCCTTCCAGATCTGCCTCGTACGTGTAAATGATCGGGCCTCCAGCGCCATCCGTGATTTCCACTTCAATGGAAACTGCGTTGCCCATGTTGATGAGCGCCAAACTGTTGAAGGCTACTCCGGGCTGAATTACGAACGTGAATGGGCTTTCCGCTTCAGTGGCCGTGGACACCTGCGAATCAAACATCGCGCACTTGTTGCAAGGCCCAATGTCCTTCCACTTGGTGGCATCTGTACCCGGCTGGACCGGGTTGTTGTTCACTAGGCTTTCCCAGCGGCGCACGTTGTCCACGCCGTTGATCGTTATCGGGTACACCACGACAGCGCCAATGTCGTAGTCGCCGCCCGACACCCAAAGCGGGTTCGGTTCAACGGCTGTCGTGGAGATCAGTTGCTCCGTATGAAACGGAATAGGCTTGATGACTTTCATGCTGCGGGCACCGTTTGGAGTGCATCCCCGTCAAGCGTTACGCGCTCGAGGATGCGGGTTGTCTTGCCTGTGTTGGTGGCGGTGGCACGGGTTTCAGCGCGGAGATAGTTGACCTCCTGACGCAACATGCGGATCTCGTTGGCCACTTCGCCGCCGCCGGACAGCAAGTTGGCCGACTGCGCTGCGTTGTAAACCATCCCAGGGTTCTGGAAGTTGATGAGCTCTGGCCCCTGCTCGCCCACCAGTGCCAAGCCGCCCCCGTATGCTCCGCCCGTGGCGTACCCGGGCACGCCCCCGATCTGGGCCAGCAACGAGGTGAGGTCTTCTATCTCGGTGACGAGCGTGTTGATGCCGCCGTTGATGTTGGACAAGATGTCGCGGTTGCCTTGATCGGCCCCCTGGAACATGGTGGTCAGCGCGGCGATTTGCGGGGCCAGTTGCGCCGCCCCGGCGAGCGATGTGCCCTGCTCAACCAGATACCCGCTGATGTCGGCGAACTGTTGTTGCACGTCCAGCAAGGCGACGAACTGTTTCTGTCCTGCGTCCGTGTTGAGGTTCAAGCCTTCCAGCAAAGCGCGGAAGTCAGCTTTGGTGTCCAGGTTGGCCAACTGCTCAGACGTGAAGCCCACCGACTGCAACATGCCGACGAGCGTGCGGGCCGACAGACCCACTTGCTCTTCTTGCGTGTAGAAGTTCTGGACAAAGCCTTGAGTCTTGGCCGAAAGGGCTTCGATGCCCCCGGCGAGCTCGATGATGCTGGTGCGGGCTTGCACGGATGCCCGTGCGAAGTTGGAAAACGCCCCGCCGAACGCATTCATCACCTCGCTGACCGACTGGATAGCAATCAGGCGGTCAAGCGTGTCAGACAGCGTTTCACCCACCATGCGCAGCGGTTGCAGGTAGTCAGCGAACTGGTTGATCAGCGCCGTGCGGTATCCGGCAAGGGCGTCAGCGATCTTGGTTGCGATTTGTTCATTGGACAAACCCTGGAACGACAAGTTGATGGCCTGCGTAAACCCCTTCACCCGGTTGACTGGCAAACCCAACGCCACCGAGTAGAGTTTCATCTGGCGACTGACGAGTTGCAGATTTGCGTCCATGAACTGGTCGAGGCCAGCGTTGACGGCTGAGTAGTTGGTGCCGCTCTTGTTGCTGCGGAACCATCCACCCTTCTGGAACCAGTTCTGATACTGCGTGAGGTCTGCACCTTGCTCACTGAATGTGCCCCGGAAGCCGACATCCGTTGTTTGGACTGCACCCATGCCGAACGCACGGTTAACGATGCCACCGATGGCCCCGCCGATGGCCCCGCCGATAGGTCCGCCCAGAATCGTGCCGATGATCGCACCTGCGTTGACTGCGGTGTTGCCCGAATCACCGATTGCTGAGAAGCCGTTGCTGATGGCCTTGCCGATGACGTTACCCGCCATCAGGCCCGCACCGTATGCGGCCAACGTGCCCGCGCCCATGCCGACGCCGCCTGCGTAGTTGCCACCTGAGAACAGATTGCTCGCGGCCCCCATGTTCGTGGCGAAGCTGGCGTTGCCCGTGATGGCAGACATGAACCCGGTGGCCCCAAACTGGCCAAGCGAGGCCAAACTGGAACCGAGGCTGAACAAGTTGCTCGCGCCGCTTGCAGCGTTGCCCGTGCCCGTGATACCCGAGATGACTTGGCCAAGCGGAGCCATGATCGGCTTGATGATGAACTCGGCAACCGTGGATTTGAACTTGTTTTTGATGTAGTCCGTGATATTGTCTACGAAGCCTTTGCCATTCTCGAAGCCGCGCATCAGTGCAGCGGTCAAGTCCTCGGTGATGGCGTCGCTGGCCTTCTTCCACGCCTCTTCGGCATCCTTGGCCGCTTTGATGTGGATGGCATCTTCTTTCAACTCGGCGAGTTCGTACAGTGCCGCCGCTTGCTTGCGCAACTCTTCGACAACGGATGCGTCCAGGCCCGCCTCTTCCAGCAAGCTGGCTCGGCGCAGCAAGCCCGCAGCGGTTTCCCGTTGCTTGGCCACGGCTAGGGCGTCCACGTACTCCTTGCCGAACTTGGCTTCCAGGTTGGACTCTTGTTGCTTTTCAATTTCCTTCTCTAGCGAGTCAGTGCTCTGCTGGAGCTTGGTGATGTAGTCGGCCCGCTCTTTCGCGGCCTCGTCAAGCATTTTCTTCTCGTCGGCGAGGGCTTGCGTTTCCTCTTCCGTGGCCAACATCACTTCCAGTGTTTTGGTCAAGTGTTGTTTTTGCGCATCAGTCAGTTTCAAGACGCCGTTCTGCAAGTCCTGCATCGTCTTGAGTGCCAGCTTCTGGCCCTCCGTCAACTTTGCGGTGCCCTGCGACTCGAGAAGCATGGTGCCCGTCTTGTCTTCAATGCTGTCAATCAGCTTCTTATACTGGTCTTCCAGCTTGGACGCTTCCGCCGCCATTTTCTTGGTCTCTTCGTTTACGACAGGGGCTTCCTTCTTGGCCGCACGTGATGCCGTGGCCATTGCCTCCATCGTGGTGGACCCGGTGGTGTTCCAGGCTTTGTCAGCCCGGGCCAGTGCCTCCGACCAGTCCTTCTGGAGGTCGTTGGCGTACTCTTTGCCGATGTCCACTGCGCCCGCGAAGTCGCCCTTCATGATGGCCATGAATTGCTTCCCGGCCGTCATCAGGGTTTTGCCCAACGAATAGAACACTTCCACCACAATCACGCCGATGGAGTACACGCCGCGCAAAGCTGCGGACAACACCTTGGAGATGTTCTTAAGGCGGTCACCTTCCGTCATGGCTGTGAAGAACTCATCAGCAAGGCCGGAAAGCGTGGGCAGTAGTTCAGCGGCTACTTGCGTGGCGATGCCCTGGAAGCCCATGCCCACCAGATCAAGCGTGTCGTTGAAGGCTGCGGCCTTGGCTGCGGTTTCCGTGTCAATCGTCAGGCCCAGTTTGCGGGCCATCGCGTCAAACTCATCAAGTGCAGCGGAGCCCCCGGCCAACACTGACAGCATGTCAGTCCCGGTCTTGCCGAAGAGTTGCACTGCGAGCGCGGACTTGGCTGCGCCATCTTCGTACTCGTTGAACTTGTCAGCAACCTCGCCAAGAACCTGACGACTGGTTTTCAGCGTGCCGTCCGTGTTGCGGGTTTGGATGCCCATCGCTTTGATCGCATCGTTGCCGCCCGCAACGGCGACAGACAGTTTTGTCATCGCGCCCTGAAGCGAACTGCCTTCCATGCCACCCAGTTTGAAGGCCAGTTGCAACCCGGCGAGGTCTTTTACTGCGACGCCCGTGCGCTGCGAGAGCTCGTCCATGGCGTCGGCTGCGTTGATGCCACTCTTGACCCATCCGGCCAAAGCCGTGACGGACAAGCCTGCACCGATCGCACCGAGTGCGGTAACGGCAAGGCCCGCAGCCTTGCGCATCTTGGTCATCGTGCCTTCAACCGTGTTCAGGGCTCTGTCCATGTCCGCCTTCAAGCGGGCCACGTTTGCGGCCATCTCGATGGTGAGGGTTCCTACAGATGTGCTCATTTGCGTCCTGCCTGAATGAATGCCTTGAAGGCGTTGGACACCTTCTTAGCCACCACGTTTCTGTCAAACTGGTTTACCGGGTCACCGTATGGGGGCGGGCACTCGGGCCGTTCGCTTTCGTGGGCTTGGTTCAAGTATGCCCTAGACATCGCCCTGAGCGCGTTGAACTCCCAGGCTTGCAGGTGGAACCCCGTGCAGCGTTGCCACGCTTCGAGCTCTTGCGCGGTGAGCACGCTTGGCGACATGCCCCCTGTGGACACCATCCCAATGTCTTGCCAGTAGTGGATGAGGTACACGCCCTCGCCTACATCGGGCATCAGTGGGGTGCCGCCGTTTGATCGAATGGCCTCGGCGCGAGTGGGGGGCTTGGCTGCGGGCGTTGCACCCGCAACCGATTTGATCTTGTCTGGCGTAGCTGGCGCAGAATCGAACCACGCCATCTGACGCGCATACAAAATCAGATCTTCGATGACCCCTGAGTAAAATTTGCCCAGTCGCCGACGGCTTTGTTGATCTGCTCAGAGATGAAGCCAATACCTGGATCCAGGTAAGCGGCCTTGAACATTTCGTAGCCCGTCATTTCGCGGTAGCCAAAGCCGTTGAAGCTGGCCGTGCATGCGGCCAAGAACTCAGCGTCAAGCGTGCGCTGCTCGTCGTCCTTCATTTTCTTGCCGCCCTTGCGCACGTATTCCAAGATCGCGCGGTTGCGGGTGGCTTGCGCCTTCTGGAATTGCTTGGAGCCGGGGCCGTAAACCGTGATGCTCAACTGCTCGCCGTTGCTGTCCAGCAAGGGTTCGCCAGTGGCGGTTTCCAGATCGATGGTGGCAGTTTCTTTCACTGCCAAAGTGGAGATGTCTAACATTGGATGGTCCTTTCGCGGGGTGGTGGTGTTGCCCGTGCCCAGCGCAGCCGCACCCCGCGAAGGATGCGAACCGCGCCGGGTCGGTGCGCGTTTTGCCATTGCTGGCGATTAAGAGGCGAGCGATTCAACGATGCCGACGCCTGCGCTGGTGCTGGTGAGTTCCAGCGTGCAGGTGGCGGTCGTGATGCTGTCAACGGAGCCGACGCCCACTTTGAACGACATGACCTTGGCCTGGAAGTAGTACTTGTCGCCGTTCTGGGTGGTCACCATGAACGAGTACGAGTTGTCGCTCAGGGAAGCGGCCTTCATCAAGATCTGGCCAGCGTCGTCAGTGTCCAGGCCCAGCGACAGAGTCATGGTGCCTTCGTTGAAACTGCCTTTGAACTTCTGCGTGCCACGACTGCCGACAGGCATGTGCGTGACCAGAGCGTATTCGCGGCCGAATTCGCCCATGTCTGTGATCTCGCCGACAGCCGGGGGCACGGGAGAAGATGTGAAGAGGGTGCCGTAGCCGGACGCGTCAAACGTGCCGGGGGCGGAAGCGCTCACCTTCAGGGTAGAGCCTGCGGAAGTACGAACAGTCATGGTGTTTTCCTTTGGTCAAGAAACCCTTTCGGGCGGTTAGATGCGATGCTCATTCATAGTACCGCAAGAGGTAGTCTACAGGCTGCGTCCAGATGCCGGACTCGTTGTCTTTGTCAAGCGGGCCAGCGGTGGCCACGCGACAACTCATAACCGTCTTCCCAGACGCTTCCACGTAGTGTTTGAAGTCCAGCGCCGCGCGAACCGCTGCGTGGATGGCTTTGACTTCCGCGATGGTTTTTGCCAGCGGGTTGATCTGCACCCGTGCTCGCACCAGTTGCGCGTCATGGGCGTAGTCCAGGTTCGGCTCAGGCGTTGCGCTGACAACCGTGTACACGAGCGCCGGGTAGGCGGTGCCCTGCGGGAGTTGGTTTGCGGCCTTGCGCGTGCTGACCAGTGCGTTGACGCCTGACACGTTCAGCAAAGCGGCGATGACGAGTTCGGTGTTCATAGTTTGCTGAATTCCTTTGGAAGGCGGTTGCGGATGTATTCTGCCATCGCATCGACCGCAGCCGTTGAGCTTTCGTCAAGGGCGGGGCGCATGTATGGCTTCGGCGTTGCGCCCGGGTGGTCAACGACCTCTTTGGCGATGCCCGCAAAGAATAGGCTCTTGCGGTTCTTTGGCTTGATGAAGTGTTGCGTCGTGCCGAACTCCACCCAGGATGCGTAGAAGGCTTTCACGTTGCCTGCGGTGATCACTGCCTGCACCGTGCCTCGGCGACTGGTGGTTTTCACCTTGATGCTGTCTCGCAACGCCCCCATCCGGACAGGCACATTTTCTTTGATGGCTTCTTCCAGCACTTTGGAGCCCGCACGAATGCCGCCCCTCAGTACGTTGGCTTCTACTTTCGCGGGCAAGTCTTGAAGAAGTTTGTGCAACTCCGACAAGCCCTTGATTTCAATTTCACTGGCCATCAACGGAACCCTCGGTGCAGTCGAAAATGATGAAACGGTTTTCTTCGTCGACATCGCGTGTGGCCACGATGTTGAAGATGCGCGTGCCGTACTTGATGCGCCACTTGGTTGAATCCAGCGGGGGCATGAACATCGCGCTGAACCGAACCGCGACCGTGTGGGTCAGGGTGGCGTTGATGGCCATGGAGCGCAGCTTTTCACGCCCCCCGATTGGTTTGATGTTGGCCGACACTTCTTTCATGTCAACCCACGTGTCCAACTGCTGGCCGTAGCCGTCTTGAGTGGTGGTGCGTTGCTGCACGACCACACGATGGATGAGTTTGCCAGTGCTGATCATGTCACACCCCTTGGCAGTTGCGCACGTAGTCCAGCAAACGATACGCGGACTTCTCGAGCAACTCTTGCTCCGTGGTGTTGCGGTCGTACTTGATCTGGGCCAAGAGCAAAATCGCGGCCACGTAGTTCTTTTGAAGCGTGGCGACCGGGCTGACTGCGGTGTCGATGAGCCCCGCTGCGTAGGTCACGCGAAACCCGTTCGGCGTTTGCGTGCTGACCAGTGGCCACGCCTTGCCGGGGGCCGGGGTTACGACGTTGTCTGTCAGCACGTAGTCGTCTTCGTCGATTGTCTGGGTGGCGTTGTTCAGATCAACATACGTGATGGACGTGATCTCGATGACTGGCCCCATGTCCAATTCAATCTCCGTGGGGGGTGTGCCCGTGATGCTGACGCGCCGGGTTTGGCGCATGAGCGCGGTCTGCACGTACCCTTCGGCTTCCACGATGGCCGCATCAAGCAAGATCTGCAAGGTGCTGTCTTCGTGGTCGTGGTCTTGGCGGATGAACGCTTTGAACGCTGCGAGCGAGACTGCCGACTCCTCGGGAGGCAAGACAGTGGTGGAATAAAACTTCATGACAACTCCAGTTCTTCAAAGATGTGGCCAAGTGGAAAGCACGTCAGGGCCGTTGATGTGGAACAGTTTACGACCTGCACCCGCTGGGTTCGCAAGTCTGCAGCGAGCGGGCCAAACCGCTTCACGAACTCGTCGTAGGGGCTGGGCACGTTGAGTTGACCCGGGTGGTCACCAAACCAGTGGCTCCGGCCGTTGGTGCGCTGCATGTCGTAGCCCAGCAAGAGCATCCGGCTCGCCCCGAAGTGAAAAGCCAAGTTCATGGCCTGATACCCCGAATTGAGTCCTTGGTTTACCACCCACGGCTCCAGGCAAAGCCCCGCACCGACCCTAGACGGAACGAAATCCAGCCCGTGGCGAGCGCAAGCCCGCTCATCCTGACTACACCGGAGCCCATGGAATGCGTCGTCGCTGCGGGGCCGTTTTGCGTCCCACCATTGCCCGTCACATGCGTAAAGCACGTCCGCCCACGGGGCAAGCGTCCACGCATCGTTTACCGCGACCGCTTTGCAGAGGCCCGCTGCGTGTGCTTTGGCGACGTGGTCGACTTGTTGCTGGGTGAGGCTTGGTCCACCTGCGATGAGGACGCACGTTGTTCCGTGGGGCCAGCGTCCGAGGCCCCCTGCTCTTTTGGGACTGGGGTGGCCTTGCTGGGCAGCGTGCCCACGATGTCCACCTTGCCCATATTGGACAGTTCCTTGGCCAGCCACACGGGGCATTGAAAGACTTCACCCTTCTTACGCCGCTGAATTGGCTCCATCGTGCCGTACAGGTCAACCGTTGCTTTTACTTCTACGTTATCCATTTGAGTGCTCCAAAGTTCAAAGGGGAGACAGACGTTGGCCTGCCTCCCCCGGGTTGCCCACGGGCCCGAAGGCCCTTGGGTTAGGCGAACTCGCCGCTGACGAATGCCTTGGGACGGTACACCGTCAGGGCAAGGCGCTCTTCAGCCAAGATGGTGGCCATGTTCTTGGTGAAGTTGTCGGCGTGCTCGTAAGCGACCTGGATGGCAGCTTGCTCGCGGTCCCACACTTGCGCACCCATCGAGAAGGCACCCACCAGGAAGCGGCCTTGCGTGATGGACAGGCTTGGCACCACACGACGACCCCAAAGCTGAGGGCCAGCGGCCAGAGCGGGGTTGGACCACACGTACTCGCCGTAAGTGGTCTTCGTCAGTTCGATGGCTTCCCAGTCGGCGGGGTGCAACACAATCGCGTCGGCTGCGTAGTTGCTCATCACGGTTTGGGTGATGGCGCGACGGATGGTGTCCACTGCGGTGTCGCCAGACACTGCGCGGTCGTATGCGGTGAAGTTGCCGCTCTTCAAGATGCCGGACAGGTTGCCACCAGTGCCGTCGCCGTTCAAGAGTTGGTCTTCCTCTTCCAGCTTCAGGCCGTACATCAAGCGGGTGTTGATGTAGGACATCAGCTGAGGAGCGTCAGCCAGAACTTGCTTCGACACGGGGATGAAGTGCGCCAGCGTGATCACCGGAGCGGTGGCCAGTTCGAACGTGATGCCGGACTCGGGCTTGGCCACGTTTTCACGGGCTGGGCTGGAGTACTGGGGACCAGCGTTGTTCGTGAACACCAGTTCGCGAGTGAATTCCACCAAGTTGGAACCAGTGGTGCCCACGGGCAGCAAGTCACGCACGGTCAGCGAGCGGTTAGGCTCGGCGACGATGCCTGGGACGCGCATGCCGTTGACCAGCGGCTGGGCCGTGTTCTGGGTGGCGTTGATGATGGCGGTCTTCATCTCCATGCGGAGCGAGCCTGCACCCTTGTTCTGCCATGCGGCGAAGCCTTCCAGCTTGGTGAACTGCTCACCCAGCGAAACGGCTGCGGCTGTGTCGGCGGGCATGGCGCGGGATTTCTGCTCCAGTGCCACCAGACGATCAACGATTTCGGTGGCTTTGGTAGACAGAGTCTCCAGAGCGCCCTTGGTCTCGCTGGACATGGCTTTGGAATCGGCGACTTCGGCGTTGGCCTTCTTCACCCAGTCTTCCAACTGTTTGTTGATGTTTTTCAGTGCCTCTTCCATGAGGGCTTTGGTCACGTAGTCCATAAAATCTCCTTAGATGTGGACGATGGGAAAGGGTTGGTTCTGGTCGCAGTGCTCAAAAAGAGCTGAACGTGGTGGCGATGCCTGCGGCCCGTAGCATGGCCTCAACTTCGTCTCCGACGCTCTTTGCTTCCGGTGCCACCCCATGCTCACCATAGAGGATCACCTTCGCACGGCTGACAACTGCTGTCGCCGCTGACTTAGAGAAGCTACCTGCCTCGCGCAGGAACTGCTCAAGTTCTGCCAATGTTGCCACATCATCGAGTTCCGCCTTGATGGAACCCATGTCGATGCGACCCTTGTCGTCTGCGGGAAACGACACCAGTGAGATTTCCCGCAAGACAGAAACGTTCTTGATGATGCGTGTGATGCTGGACTTGGGGTCATCAACCCACTCATAGTCTTCACCCTTCATGCCGATGCCGACAGACAAGCCGTCCAATGTTTCATCGGCCAGCGCAAGTTTCAAATCTTCCGCCCGGGACATACCCTTGGTCAACGCGCCCGCAACGAACAGACCCTCGTCGTCTTCTTCCAGCTTGCGCCACTTGCCCACGGGCAGGTCGTAGCTCATGTGATTGAAGAACATCTTGGGGGTGCGACCTGCGGCCTTCAGCTCTTTCAGGGCTTTCTTGTAGGCCCCGGGCAGGATGGTGTCACCGTAGGAGTCAACGCCGTTGAACTTGCTGGCGTAGCCCTCAAATTCGTAGCCGCCGTCGCCCTTCGCTTTGATACACACGTCGCTGAGCGACAAGGTTAGGTTCTTACGTTCAAGCATCTTGGGTTCCTTCGGGTTGCGTTTCTTGGTTTGTGGTGGCGGGGGCCATGCCCATCCGGTCAAGGGGCACCATCGCCGATTGGACTGTCAGTGCATCAGCCCGCTCGTCTACGTGGGGCTCCAATAGGAGGCGGTCACGGACTTCATTTCGCGTCATGATACCGTTCGCCACGAGTTTGGAGTAGTACTCGGCCTTCGCCCGCATGTCCACGGCAAGCAACTCGTCAAAGTCGTACGCCACCTTCCGTCGGCGTTGCTGCTCCAGCGGGATCAGCTTGGCCCGCAGCGTTGCCGCGATGCGCACCGTGTACGGCCGGATCGTCAGGTTGTAGAACCCGAGCATCTGCTGCTCAATGCCCGTGCCCCAGTTGCTGGAGCCCTCGCTTGCGTTGAGCAAAAACCCGGGCACGCCAAAGAACCGCGCAACGTCCTTGACGCTGAAAGCGCGGGTCTCGATCATTTGCAGGTCTTCCGGTGCGAGTTGGACTTGTTGGTATTGCATGCCCGCTTCCAAGACGAAGAGCTTGTGCGCGTTGTCGGAGCCCTCATGCACTTCTTTGAAGCTGGCCCGCACTTCCTCCCGTTGCTTGGGCGTCAGGATGCGGTCAATGCGCAACACGCCGCCCGGTTTGCCGCCGCGCTTGAAGAACGCCCCGGCGAACTGGTCGCTCGCGGCCGCGATACCCATGCTCATCGCGCCGTATTGCATCGGGCTCAGGCCGACCCGGCCATTGCCAAAGATGCGGAAGTGCAGGATGTCCTCCTCGGCGAACATGGTCTCCTCGCCATCCAGCGTGAACAAGTACCATCCCGTCCCGTCCTTCAGCACAATGGGCCGCACCTGCGCAGCGGCCAACGGATAGAGCGCGATAGGTTGGCCAAGCGAGTTCCGGATGATCATGGCGTAGCCGTTGCCGCGCAAGACCAAGTTGAAAATCACCGCTTCCCAGAAGTCGATGTGCGTCATGTGAGGGTTTGGCCGCATTTGCAGCAACGCGAAAAGCTCGTCAGTGGTGTCCTCCGCCCACTTACCCTTCCGCAGCGTGTACGGGTACAGGGGCATCCCTGCAACCGTTTCAGCGATGAGCCGCACTGCCCCGAACACTGCGGACAGTGTCATGGCCACGTCTTCCGTCACGTTTACGGGTACGTCTGACGGGCTCCGCATTGGACCGGGCAACTGCTCGCCCGAATACTGGGAACTCCCGCCGAACCCCATGAACCGAAAGATGTTTTGAAAAAGAATAGATGGTTTCTGCACGGATTACCCCAGGATGATTGGATTGGTTAAGAATTCGTCCAAGGCGCTGTCCTCTGGACTGCCTTGCATGCCACGCAAAGCCATCGCCAATGCGACAGCGCCGTCGATGCGGCCCGTGGCTTTCGCCTTGTCGAATTTCCTCAATTCTGCCGGGTCTTTCGTTACCACGGCATTCGACACGCACCACGTCAAGACCGGATGCCCACCGTGGCGAAGCTTACCCTTCGTGAGGATATCTTCGGCCGCTTCGATAGCCGGGTTCATGTCTTTGTAGCCTTGCCCGTGTGGTTTCAACGGGCCTTCGCCCTCAGCCCACTCCATGCCGATCTTGGCCAACTCACGTTTGAAGTCATCGATGCGCCAGCGGTCAAAATTGATCACCTCAAGTTCGTATGAACCTAGAACGTCGGCCACTTGCTGCGCGATGAACCCGTAGTCGATGGTCGTACCGGGCACCAGTGTCAAAAAGCCGTGGCGTGCCCATGTCGTATAGGGGACGCGGTCCTTTTCTTCTTTCTGCACGATGCCCTCTTCTGGAACCCAGAAAAACGGATGCACCGAAACAGACCCGTCTTCGTGTTCGAAAGTCAACACCAGTGCGGACAAGTCATTCTTCATTGACAAATCCAGGCCCGCGCTACACACGGAACCGGAAAGCTGCGCCAGCGGTACGGGGGCAGAGTTGTTCTTGTCCCAGATCTCGCTTGCGATCCACGGGGTGTACGACTGCGTCCACTGGCAGAAGTTGAGCCGCCGCACCGTGCTCTCTTTGCTGGGCATGCCCCGGGCCTGCGTGACTTGGTCAAGAAGATACTGCTCACTGAACGTGTGGCCGAGGCTGGGGTTGCTCTTCTTCCACGAACCGTAGTGTTCGGGCTGGAAGGGGTCTTCACCTTCATCTTGCGCTGCGATGTACGCAAAGAACGTGTCGTCAACCAACGCGCCCGAACACACCTTCACGCCGTATTCGTGATAGTCGTAGCAGACACTGGTCTTGTCTGCGCCGCTATTCGTTATCATGAACATCAGCGGTTGCTTGCGGAACTTAAAACCCGCTCGCAGCATTTCAACGACGTGCCCCGTGCGGTGTTCATGCACCTCATCTAAGAGTGCGATGTGTGGGCGTGGGCCTGACTGGCCATCATCGGCCGCGATAGGGCGGAAGAAACTGTTGGTCGCGTGAAACGCAAGGTTCCACACGTTGGGCGACTTGCCTGACTTCTTCACACGGGTGGCCAGTGCCGGGGATTGGTCCACCATGGCCACGGCATCGCGGAACAAGATCATCGCCTGATCTTTCTTGGTCGCGGCTGCGTACACCTCGGCCCGCTGCTCGTTGTCGGCGATCATGCCGTACAGGCCAACGCCGCCCGCCATTGGGGACTTCCCGGAGCCCTTGCCCGTCTCTTGGTACGCCACGCGGAACCTACGGTAGAGACCCCTCTCGAAAAGCTCCGCCAGCGACTCGCTATCGGGCACCGTGGTCGGGAGTTTGTCGGCGTCTGGGGTCAGTTTGTGCCACCCGAACAAGTTGCCGAGGATAAACGCTTGCCACGGCAAGGGGTTGAAGGGCTGTCCTTCGAAGTCACCGCCGTTGAGTTTCAGCACGTTGCGGAAGAACCGCAACACCCGGTCAACGCTGGGCAGGCTCCACACGAGCCCCCGGGCGTGACCTTCACGCAAGTCACGCAAGTGGCGAGCGCATGCGTTGCGCACATGGGGGCCAGCCATCTCTTCGCCGCTGTCCACGGCCAAAGCGTAGAGCGTGGCGTCGTCCTGCGGGTATTCAAACGCCGCCGGGGTTGCCTTCTTACGCTTAGATGCCGAAGTCGCTGAGCGGGTCTTTGTTGAGGTCACTGTCTTCTCCTTTCACTCGTGTCCGCGATGCGGGTGTCATGCCGAAGTCCGTCATGTAGGCGCGGAACCGTTTGTCTGCGTCCGACAACGCACTCAACGCCGGGTGCGCTTTGCGCATCATGTCTTCTTGCTTGGTGTATGTCACATAGAACTTGCCCTCTTTCTTCAAGATGGCTTGATACTCCCTGATCTCGGCATACGTTTCCACCATCCGTTGGAGACTGGCCAAGTCACTCTCTGCGACAACGGGCAGCTTCTTGAACATTTCCCGGAAGAATGGCCAGTATTTCTGAGCTTCCGGAATCAATCCGGGGCATTCTTCTACCGTTATGATCGCCGCTTTGGGGGCACCTGCGGCCCGCTTGCGCTTGCTCGCGCGGTCTGTGCCTTCTATGACCCGCTTTTCCATCGGCACTCTTTTTCTTCCTACCATTTCAGTCGTCCTTCTTAAATATCGTTTTGCGAAAATTTCAG